CTTTGCTGCCGTCCACAAGGAACGGGTATTGCTCGGTCAGATACTTACCCAACTGCTTGGCGTCCCACGCCTCGCCGTCCGGGCCGTTGATCTTTACCCCTTCCGGGGTGTGGGCAATGAACTGCATGGCCTCTTTTTTCAGCAGGCCGTAGCGCTGCACGCCACCAGTTGCCTCTTTGTCGATGAGGCCGGCCACAATGCCCTCAGCAGTGGCGGTGCGCTCGCTGTTGGCGACCTTGTCGCGCAACTCGGCCAGCTCTTTGTCGAGCTTTTCGGCTCGCTCGCGCTCCGTCTTGGAGAGCTGCTCCCATTCCTGCTGCTTCTCGAGGCGTTCCCGCTCGCGCTTCTCCGCCTCGCTCTCGAATTCCTGAAGCTTGCGCTTCGCCTCGGCCCGCTCTTCGCGCTCCTTGCGCAGGGCCTCTTTAAGCTCGTCGGCAGGGTCAATGCCGTCCACCTGGAGGCGGTAACCGTCGCCGTGCTCGCTGTACAAGGCCTGTTGGGCCTCTTCCAGCGCCTCGAACTCTTCCTTGGTGATCTCGAATTTCAGTGCCATGTCTGCAAACCCCGTTTGCTGGTTTCGCCTGCCCCGCAGGCATAAAAAAGGGCCGCCGAAGCGACCCGTCTAAATCGAATGTCTGTTACAGCGTCAGCCCCTCACGGGCCGCCAGTTGATCGAGCGTCAGCACCCGGCCGGCGTCATCGGTGAACCGGTTGATCTTGACCTTGCCGGAGCGGAACAGCGCGGCGCGGCGCGGCCCCAGCACGTCATCCTGGAATTCCTTGCTTTGCCGTCGGAGAAAGCCGCCATAGGTGAGCTGGTTGTCCACCGGCCCATCCATGCTGGCGCGCTCACCCAGCCCCCCGAGGCGATACTCCTCTTTCACTTCCGGCACCCGGATGCTGCGGCACCGATAGTGCAGCGGCGGGCGCGGCCCCTGACCCAAGGGGTGCAGGGTGCGGTCCAGGCCGGCGCATCGAATCGTGGTGTGGCTGTCGAGGGTGGCCATGAAGCGCTCGCCCTCAAGAATGTCCGCGTTGGCCCGGTACACCTCATCACGCGCCGTGGCGCCGATGTGGTTGGTGGCCGTGCGAATCACCGCCTCTGCCTGCTGCCGGGAACGGGTGCGGACCAGCTGCGACACCTCGCGGGCCATCGCATCCGTGGTCTTGCCCTCCAGCACACCCGCCTGGACCACGCGCATGCTGTCGCGGCCAACGCCCTGGGCGAAGTCGTCAAAGGCCTGGCGGATCGTGAGGCGCTTCTGGGTTTTGCCGCTGAGCAGCGTCATCTTGCTTCGGGTGGTGATCGCCCGGATCTGCTCAGGCGTGAAGCCCTGACGAATCTCTACCGTAGCGCCGGAGGCCAGCAGCTTGGCGGCGAAGCCGGCCTCTTGCTCGGCGAAGTCTTCCAGCTCCAGAGCGCCCTGCATGCCGGTCGTGGCGTGGACGATGATTTCCCGCAGGTCGCGCTCAAGGGCCACCATCCGCCCTGCCTGGAACTCCGTAGCGGCGGCAATCCTGGCCCGCAAGTCCCGGGCAAGCTGTCGCAGAATCGGCAGCGCTCGCTTAACCTGGCCGCCGGCATACTGCTGGATGTAAATCTGGTGCCGGATCAGGGCCTCAAGGAGCTTGCCGTGCGAGGTCAAAGCTCAAGGCCCCCGGTCTGGACCTCCGCGTCGATCTCTTCATCGGTGCGGTCGGGGTCAATGCCGCCGGTCTTGCGGCGCCAGGCCCGGTAATCCGCTTTGGCGATCAGGCCCCGGTCCACTTCCTGGATGCGCGCCATGACCATCTGCGGGTCGGCGTCCTGCTCGTAGAATTCCTGGTTGAGCCGGAACTTGATGTCATCGAACACATCGGCGCTGGTCATGAACAGGGCCGCCCATTCCAGGCAATTCTCGAGACCGTCGCTCACGTTGTCGGCCAGGGTGGACAGGTTGGCGTTCTCGGCGCCCGTCCGGGCTTTCACGGCCTCTTCCCGCTCATTGCCACCGCGCTGCTCGATGAGCTTGGCGCCAATGGCGAGCATCTGGGCTTCTTTCTGCTCCATGAGCTTCAGGGGCAGGTTTCGCTCTTCGGCCTGGACCAGCTCGACCTTGCCGCCCTTCGTCTGGATGCCCCGGCGGGCGCCCACGGTCACCCCGTTGGGGTTCAGGTCGCTCCATTCCTGGGTGCTGGTGTCGCCCACATCGACGTGAAACATGGGCTGGCCGACGATGAACGACGCCTCTTCCAGGTCCGCACTGTTGCGGTAATGGCCGATATTCACGTCTGCGATGTCGAGCAGCAGCGGATTGTCGGGGTGTTCGTCGTTGTTGCCGGCGCCGATGAACTGGAACGGAATGAACGGCCAGCGCTCACCGTTCGCCATGCGGGGCTCAGAGCGGGACACCTCCTCGTTGTGCCGGAAAACGCGCTGAACGTAGTAACCCTGATCATCCAGGCTCAGGACGCGGTATTGCTTCTCCTGGTTGACCTGGAACTCATCCACCGGCTCGTCGTAGTGCTCGAGCAGGACCACCAGGGCCAATTGCTCGCCGTCGCGGCGCCAGTTGGTGATGGTGGGCCACGGATAGGCCCGCAAAGTGGCCTGAAGGCCTTGCGCCTGCTCCCGGGTCAAGCCGTCCTCGGCTTCCGGATAGTCCACCAGCACGCCATGAATGCCGTTTACTGCCGTGTCCGAGACCGCGCCCCGGGCGAACTGGGTCAGACTCATGCCTGAGCCGTCGGCGTCATCGCGCATGTACTCGATCACGGAGGGCAGCTCGGCCTCGGGCTTCTTCCGGAACACCGCGCCCAGCATGCCGTCGTGCGTGCGCTTGGTAACGCCCAGCCACAGGGCTCGCATCTTGTAGTTGGCGTACCGGTCCGGGTCGTCTGGATCAGGGTTCGGCAGATACTCGATACCGCGCCGCTTGATGGCGTCAGAGCCCTCAACCGCATCCCGGACACGTCGCGCCTTCTTCTCATGGCGCTCGTAGTCAGGGTGGAGCGTTTCAACGGGCATTCTGTTACCTCATGAACTTGATGGGGCCGATGCTGGCCGGCTTGATCACCGGGTACTCGTAATGGATGAAGTAGCCGCCGGAATCCGGGAAGTGGTCGAGACCCTGCTTCTTGTCCGGCTCGCCGTGCTGGTTGTACGCCTGCTGCTCCAGGCACTTCACATACCCGGGGCAGCGGTCCACGTTGATCTTATAGTCGCCCTGGAGCGCTGCGTTCATCGCATTGATCCGGTCCTTGACCGGAGGGTTCTGATTGGGCGCGTGGATCGTGAAGCCGGCCTCTCGCAGGATGGCCAAGTCGGTCTTGCTGGCGTCCACGCTGCGCCGGCCACCGCCGGAGGCATCCGGGTACACATGGATGGCATGGCCTGGGTAACGGTCCTTGATCAGCTGGACCATGTGCGGCGTGTCGTAGCCGTTGCCGATTTCGCCGACCGCTACCGGGTGGCCGTTGCGCTTCACATGGACGACCGCCGACATCTGACCGACGTTGAAGTCCATGCCGATGAACAGCGGCTCGCCGGCCTGCTCGGTTTCCTGGGTGTTGCACCGTTTCCGGTCGAACTGGATGTACACCGTGCCAGTCGTCAGGTTGACGAACTCGCCTTCGATGTAGGCATCCAGCAGGTGCGACGGGTAGATGTCGCGCAGGCTGTCGATGTAGCCGTCCGGCAGGTGCGGATTGCTGTACGACGGCGCCTTGATGATCTCGTACCCCGGCGGCCGCTTTTCGTGCCACGTCTCGTAGACGAATCGAAAGCCCTCCGGGGTAGTGGCCACCCCAACCGTGTTGGGCGAGCCGTCCGCTTTCTTCTGGCGGTTACGGGACAGTACCCGGCGCCAGACTTCGGCGGCGTCGTCCCGTTTCAGCGTGTCCAGCTCATCCACGTCCGAATCGCCGACCTCGAAGCCGATGATTCGCTGGGGCGTGTCCATGCTCCGGAAGATGATCCGGCCGTAGCCGTCGATCTCCAGGACGTTGTGCGGGTGTTTCGTGAGCCGGTACGGCACCCGTAGATCGGACAGCAACTCCTCGAAGCGCGGCCAGGCGATCATGCGGATCAGGTCGTAGGTCGGCTCGTAGAAAGCGCGGTCTGACTCCGGGTGGGCCAGCTTGCCCAGCAGGGAGCGGACGATCAGCGCCTCGGTCTTGCCGGCCCCGAAGCCGGCGACGATGGCCGGGTATTGGGCCTCGCTGAAAATGAACCGGTCCTGAGGAACGGTCGGGTTAATTTCCATCCGGGCGATTCACAACAACGGTTACCGCTGCGTTCTGATGCTCAAGAACCTGCTTATCGAGCCCAAGAATGCGGGCTTTGCCCATGGTGGCGCCAACAGCGGCGGCGGCCTGGGGCTTCTCGCTGGTCATGGCGGCAACTCGCGCCTCCTCCAGCTCCCGGAGCAGGTCGTCCACGGTTACATTGTGGCGCTTCCTGTGCTCCGCCTTCAGCTCTTCAACCCTTGCCCTGACCTTGACATCCTTGAGCAGGCGACTTGCGTGCTCCCAGACGCTCTTGTCGCTCATGTTCTTTGTGCTGAACGCCTCGCGGTAAGCGGCCGCCCCGCAATCAAGCTCAACATAGGCTTGGGCAAATTTCTCTCTCTTCGGAGTCAGCACCGCTGAGTCCTCCTATCCTGGGCCCCGCCCAGTTACTCGTTGCCGGGCACCGCCCGGGTTGGCATTACTCATCCACCTGCACAGGCGGCGTTTTCTCGATGATGATGGCGTCCATCTTGGGCATTACGCCGGCCAGTGCGATCAGCAGGGTGGCCAGTGCGACCAGCCCGCCGAGAATCCAGACGGCGCCGCGCACAAACGAATTCATCTTGGCCAGGACCACCTTCATCTGAGTGGTGTCCTGTCGGATGACGTTCAGGTCTTGGATGCTGGCCTCCAGGTTGCCGACGCGATGAGGCAGGCGCTCCGAATCCAAGGCGTTCACGCGGTGGCGAAGCGTATGCACTTCTTGCTCCACTGCGCCGAGCCTCGGGGGAATGCTGTCCATGTCGTATGCCTCATGTGTCATCCCGGGACGATCTCCACCATTGCCGCGCAAGCCACGCAGCCACAAGCCAGAAAAGAAAAACGATAATCAGGGTCAGCGTCAGGGCGTACACCGTGGTGTACAGCCAGCGCTTCATTCTCGGATGGCCTCGATCAGGCCGTTATGCCGGGTGGCGCAGTCGTGATACTGGCTGGCCCACTCGGTCATGGTG